GGGCGAAGCCCAGAACCGCCCTGTGCCTATAGCAGGTTAACAGGGTTACCTCGAATCTTAGATCCGAGCGACCATGACTCCATGGCGCGTTTGGAACACGTCTATTGGCGCGTCCCATATGTCTTCCCTGTGAGGGAATCCATCCGTGAACTCATTGTAGTCCACGTGTAGCATGGCACCGGGGTCTTCCATTATGGAAGCGGTCTCCATGCTTGGGATGTATTTATATACATCCTCGACCCTACCTATCATGTAGATGGCAGGGTCTAAACAGATCACTTTGTGATCTATTTGCGGCATCTTGTTATTAAGATACCGTTGGACTCGGAGGCAGAGCCTCTGGTCCCTCGTAACGATTGCACACGTTGGCTTACCCGCCTCTGCGGGGTCCAACGTGTGCATAATGTACGAGTCAGACTCAATAAACAAATTGAGTCTGTCAACGACCCTCTTCGGGAGTGGTCGTTTATCCTTGATCATTGCAAGGATATCGGGGAGTGCGGTCTCTTGGAAGTTCACATTCTCCGACACCCAGAGGGACAGGATCTCTCTGGGTGATGGGTACTTCGTTTTGTCGAAGTCCCATCCCAAACTCATTGGATTGAGTTTGGGAATTTGGTCACGTAGTATCATGTAACCAAAGTCACTCTGGAACTTAAATCCAGGGTTCTTCCAGGTGTCTATAAACATCTGGAAGTCTATCACCGGGTCACTTGTGTGCCCGCCGGTGTAGTGTCGGTCTATTGAAAAGACCGGCTCTGGAGGTGTTTCACCTCTCAGTAGGGCCTGATAGTACAGACCCTTCGCAATCTCAAAGAACAGAGACTGCGGATCTATCAGATTATCGAATCTGACAGATCTGAGCATTAGCTTTGAGTTCTCATCCTGAGGCTCAACAATGCTCTCAGGGGGCAAAAGCCCCCTCATACCCTCTATTTTCGGAAGGTATAAGTGGTGTTTATTCACCACTTTGTCCAGTCTGTCCGACCGGACAAACTTGTGACCAAATTTGTTGTTCACAAGTGCAGAGAGGCGGTACTTCGTCTCCCTTGGGTTGATAGACTTATCATCAACCACTCGTTGCATAAACTCCGCGGAATGCGGGAATGCACCGTCACCCCCAATCTCAATGGGGACGTACGGACTTATTGTGTCCGTATCCTGTGGTACAAGCAAATGTTGTAACACAGAAGCTCTCGAGAAGTAATCTCGAGCGCGATGGTTGGTTGAATCCACCCATCTAGCCTCCTTTCCTAGAAGGCTGAACCTACCTATGTTCGTCATGGAGTAGGCATCTGTCTCAATTATCTGAGGCAGTAAGAGTCTAATCCTTGGATAATCCAGGTAATAGAGCTCTTCCCCACGTCTCATTTGGACGTGGGTGGACTGATTCGCCTTTTGAGGCAGAATAGTCCCTTCTTCGCAATAAAATGCGAAGAAACTCGACACATATGTATCGAGTTCCGAGACTTTGAATATGCTCGGTAATGACTCAGAAACGTGTTTTCTGAGCATTTGACGATCATGCGAGAGCGCAATTTCGTCATCTCCGACTAACGTGTAGACGGAGAGCCCACTCAGACTGCAGCAGTACTGGTGGGCGAGTGTTAGGATGACCTTGGTCATCATATCACCCATGAACCAACCTCGTTGGCTCACACATAATGAATAGTTATTCATCATGTCGGGAACGAAACAGTATCGTTTCCCACAATACTTGGTTTTCGCAAGTATTGCTGCACCGAGTGGAAACTCGGGGCAGTCAGCTGCCTCTATGAGGCCCTGCCAGATTTGGGACGCCACACCTTTGTGGCCCCAATCTGTCGCCTCCGACAAGTCTGTCGAGAGTGCGTAGACTTGATTGTCTATCAAGTCTCCCCAAGCCACATTCTGTGGATTGAGGGTCTCTTGGAGAAATCTCCAGAGATGTCGGTCAGCCTTCAAGCCTGACCTGACATGTTTCGACCTTAGACAAGGTTGAAACACATGGGCGAAGACGCCCATAAGCACCTGATATGCAAAAGGTGCTACGGTAATCGTCCTAGCTTTACTAGGTTCTGATACCGCGTGAACACGTACCATTGACGTGAACACTGGCTTCTCTAGAATACTCTGGAGAGACCAATCCACCAAATCTTTGGCGGATCGAACCGGGTGTGGTGTAACCACTTCCGATTCTAACGTACGTAAGTTATACGTACGTCGCACTTGCTTACTTTTGGCAAGTGCCTGGAGGAAGCCAGTCTTCCCCCCGCGGCTGCGCGTGCTTTCGAGACAACTAGTTGTCCCGACCGACACTTTCGCATTCCGCCCATTCGCGCCTATGGCGGGAATGACAACCCTGCGCAGATGCTCAGGGTTGAGGCGAACGGGTTTTCCCACCTCGCTCACCGTGTCTCGAAACTTTTCGAGACTATGGCTGATCATCTTACTGTCAGCCATTCCCGTGGCTCTTGTCTGAGTCCACGTGAGTACGTACCGGCCAAACGCGACCGGTCCGTCGAACTCTTTCGTCGCAGCGTTGCGACGAGCAGAATTCAGGTAAGGCACCATTGATGCCTTTACCTCTACATGGTCGAAATTACCATGTAGAGCAAATGATTTTCTCATTTGCTTCTTCAAGCGTTTCCAATCCGCTTGAAACAGTGCGTAGTTGTGGGCACAGTTTTCCAGTGCCCAACTACACAACTGATCCACCTCATAGAGGGGTGGATCCACTTCTGATGTTATCAGGAGTGGCAACACAGCAGCATTTGCTGTGTGAAACCATGATCTAACATGGTGGAGCTGACCTCGGTCAAGCTCACGCCTCATCTTTGAACGTGAGGCGGCAGAAACCTTAAAATAAAGGTTTCTCAACAGACAACTCTGTTGTTCTGCCGGACTCATGTCCGACAGGAAAGTAGGCGCTTGGCGCCTACGGATTGCCCTGGCTGCATGCCTTGGCGACACCCGACGTTCGAAAATGTCGGGGCAACTCCGAGTATCGGAGTAGTACTCCTCAAGTTTCTTGAGGAGCGTGCTACTAGGTAGCACGTTGATTCTGGGCCCCGCCCTTCCGATTGTCGGCAAGGGGGGGCACCAGCGAGTCGTCATTCTTCAATGACG